AGACAAAAATCAAAAGGTGCAAAAGCCGGTGCAAGGTTTACAAACCGATGTGGCGCAAATCACCGCGACTGGGCGCGTGATTGCGGAGCACCCGTCTAATTTCATCACGCCGCAGAAAATGCGGGCGCTGTTTGAAGATGCCGAGCGTGGCGATATTACGGCACAGCATGAATTGTTTGCCGACATCGAGGAGCGCGACAGCGACATTGCCGCCAACTTGGGCACGCGCAAGCGCGCCCTGCTGACGCTGGATTGGCGAATAACCCCGCCGCGAAACGCCACGCCTGCCGAAGAAAAAATGGCGGAAGCGGCTTATGAGCTGATGGAAGGCTTGGGCGAGTTTGACGATTTGGTGATTGACCTGATGGATGCGGTCGGCCACGGCTTTGCCGCGCTGGAAATCGAATGGGCGTTTTCAGACGGCCTCTTTACGCCGCAAGCCCTGACGCATCGGCCGCAGAGCTGGTTTAAGTGGAGCGACGACGACGAGCTGTTGCTGAAAACGCCCGGCAATCAGCAAGGCGAACCATTGTGGCCGCTGGGCTGGCTGGTGCATTACCACAAATCCCGCAGCGGCCAGCAGGCGCGCAACGGCCTGTTTCGCACGCTGGCGTGGCTGTATATGTTCAAGCATTACGCCGTGCATGATTTTGCCGAATTTTTAGAATTGTATGGTATGCCCATCCGCATCGGTAAATACGGCGCGGGGGCGACCAAGGAAGAGAAAGCCACTTTGCTGCGCGCGGTGGCGGAAATCGGACACAACGCGGCCGGCATTATGCCAGAGGGCATGGAAATCGAATTACACAATGCCGCCAGCGGCACCACATCCACCAGCAATCCATTTTTACAGATGGCGGATTGGTGTGAAAAATCGGCCGCACGGCTGATTTTAGGGCAAACCTTGACCAGCGGTGCAGACGGCAAATCCAGCACCAATGCGCTGGGTAAGGTGCACAATGAAGTGCGGCGTGATTTGCTGGTGAGCGATGCCAAGCAGATTGCGCAAACCATCAGCCGGCAGCTGATACTACCCTGGCTGCAAATCAATTTCGGCGGCATCGACCCTGCCCGCGCGCCGCGCTTTGAGTTTGATGTGCGCGAAGCGGAAGACATTGCGGTGTTGGCCGAAGCCATCCCGAAGCTGGTGGATGTGGGCGTGCAGATCCCCGAAGGCTGGGTGCGCGACAAGCTGACCATTCCCGAAGCGGCAGAAGGCGAAGCGGTGTTGGCGCGGCGGGTGGCAGACAATCCGGTCAACCGCGAAGCGCTGGCGGCATTGAGTGCGCAGAGGCCGTCTGAACGCAGCGGCAACCGCAGGCAGGCGCTTTTGGACAAGGTGTTGGATGATGCCTTGGATGTGCCCGATTTCAACACGCAGCTGAATCCTGTCGTGCGGCAGGCGGTGGCGGCGCTGATGTCGTGCGACAGCTACGAGGAGGCCGATGCCGCCCTGACGGCGCTGTATCCGCAGCTCGACAACAAAGCCCTGTGCGGCTATATGCAGCAGGCTTTGTTTATCAGCGACTTGTTGGGGCAGGCATGAGCACGCCCGAAATCACTTTTGCGCTCGGCCTGAAACCTGCGGCGGCGGTCGAATGGCTGAAAGCCAAAGGCGTGACCGCTGAAAACTACCGCAACCTGACGGCCAGCGAAATCGCCAAGGTGTACACCATTGCCCGAATCAGTGATTTGGAGATGCTCAACGACATCAAGCAAAGCATGATAACGGCGGCGGATAACGGCCAATCGTATCAAAACTGGCGCAAAGATATTCTGCAACACCTGCAAAACAAGGGCTGGCTGCACCCCAACGGCCACAACGGCAAAGACATCATCGACCCGCAGACGGGCGAGGTGTTCGGCGCACCGCGGCGGCTGGAAACGATTTATCGCACCAACATGCAGTCGGCTTATATGGCGGGACAGTATCAAGGCTACATGGCCAACATCGGCGAGCGGCCCTATTGGATGTATGACGCGGTGGGCGACAGCCGCACGCGCCCGGCACACGCCGCGATGGACGGGCTGGTGTATCGCTACGACGATCCTTTCTGGGCAACTTTTTACCCGCCCAACGGCTACAATTGCCGCTGCTCGGTGATGGCGCTGGCCGAACGGGATTTGGCCAAATACGGCGTGGCATTGAGCGAATCGGGCGAGCACAATTTTGTTGAAACCAACAAAATCTACAATAAGAAAGGCGATACATACCCGACGATGGCTTATAAAGCCCCCGACGGCAGCCTGCACACCACCGACCGCGGCTTTGACTACAACGCAGGCCGCATGAACTACCGCCCCGATTTGGACAAATACGACCGCGCCTTGGCGCATCAGTTTGCCAAGGCGGAGATGCATGGGGCGGAATTTCGGGCGACTTTCAAGCAGCTCGGCGCGGAATTTGAGGCGGTGAAAAACCGTTTGGGGATGGATGGCAAGTTGAGCAATACGCAGCTTTATCAGATTGAAGACATGCTGACCAATGAGCGACATTTTGCGGCAGGCGTGGTGGCCAAGGAAATGCAGCAGACTTTGGGATTAGGTAAGGCAACTGTTTGGTTGTCGGATGACACGATAAACAAACAGGCCAATAGCCGTAAAGACGAAGCATTCCCCGTGGCGCTTTATGGGCATTTGCCGGATATTTACCATGCCCCGGATGCGGTTGTTTTGAGCCGGAAAAACAGCAAGTATTATTTTTTCAAGCAGATAGATGGCAAATGGTATCTGGCCGTGACCAAATATCTTTATAAAAAGGGAGAGCTGTTTATGGAGTCGTTCAGGCGCAGCGATAAAAATCAGTTGGATGATTTTTCAGAGAAGTATGAGCGGTTGAAGTAAGTGTCGGGTGGGGCTCGGAATCACCCACACACGGTCAGAAGCCTAAGCTCGCCTGCGATACCGAGATTATCATCGCTTTTCCGACACTTACGGTAATCATACCATGATAGACATCAAAATCGACAATCTTTTTGTGGTGCTAAACCAAATCGAGCGTTTGCAGCAAGGCGTGGAAAACCGCTATCTGCTGATGCGGGTACTTTCGGGCAGCATGCACACGGCGGTGTTGATGAATTTCCGCCGAGGCGGCCGCCCGAAGTGGCTGGGGCTGGAATACCGCCACGGCAAGCCGCTGATTGACAGCGGGGCGTTGCGCGGCAGCATCAGCAGCATGGCCGACAACGACACGGCATTGGTCGGCACCAATATGGAATATGCGGCTATCCACAACTTCGGCGGCATGGCCGGACGCAATAGAAAAGTCCGCATTCCGCAGAGGGAATTCATGACGCTGACCAACGACGACAAGCAGGGTTTGATGGACGATGTGCAGACCTATTTTCAGAACTTGATTAAGTGATTTTCAGACAGTCCCAAAAACGCGCTTTTTAGCGCGTTTTTTTATTGCGCCTATGCTTGGGTATTCCGAGCGCGTTTGTCGCAATCTGTGACGCTTCTGAAAGGCCTCTGAAACCGATTTGATTTAGGGGCGGCGGCGCAGTTTGCGAAAAAGCGTAACGGGGCTTGAAACCCATCCGCTCTGCCCCGCGTTTTTAAAGGCGGAAAATGGCAACTTCAAACAGGAATCGCAAATATGCCGCAAGACAAATTAACCCTAGCCGCCTGCAGCTTTGAAGTGCAGCCGAAAGACGGCCGCATCCAGTTGCTGCCCTATGGCGAGTTCCGCGCCATTGACGGCCGCCCGCATGATGCGCCTGCATGGTATCTGACCGAGGAAAACGGCCGTGATGTGGTGGATTTGGCCAACGCATCGCGCAATCAGCTGGTGGTCGATTACGAGCATCAGACCTTGCATAAAGAGAAAAACGGCCAACCCGCCCCTGCCGCCGGTTGGATGCGTTGGCTGGAGTTTACGCCCAAAGGCATTTTTGCCGATGTGGAATGGACGGATAAGGCGGCGGCTTCGATTGCGGCCAAGGAATACCGTTACATTTCGGCGGTATTTTCTTATGACACCAAAGGCTATGTGCGCAAGATTTTTCACGCCGCGCTGACCAATTATCCCGCGCTGGACGGCATGGACGAAGTGTTGGCCGCCGCCTCGGCGCAATTGATTACCCCCGAAAAGGAGCAAAACCCCATGAATGAGTTGTTGCAACAGCTGTTCGGCCTGCCCGAAGCCAGCGAAGAGGAGCTGAAAGCGGCCTTGAGTGCGCTGCTGCAAGCCAAGCCGCAAAGCGTGGCCTTGTCTGCCGATGTGTTTACGCAGTTGGCTGAAAAAGACAACCGCATTGCCGCATTGTCT